TGTCCCCATGCACCTGGTCCGCGCCATCCTCCGAGCCAGCATTTGGCACCCCTCGGCGATCCCTGCGGACGAGTGGAAATTCCGCAGCATCAAGCGCGTCTGGCTCCCCGTCTACAACGTCATCATGATGGGCGCGGGCATCTGGGCGGCGGTCTACGGCTCCCCAATCCTCTCCCGACTTTTCCCCGGCGAGCTGGTGGACCTGTCGGGCCTGACGCTCGCGGCGGCCGCGCTCGTGTGCTTCCTCGGCCGAGCCTTCCCGATGCTCTGGGCGCTGGAGCTGGCGGGCAAGGTCTGCATGGCCTTCCTGCTCGGGGCCTACGCCGGAACAGTCGCGTTCTTCCGGTCGGACCCGGACCCCTCTGCCGGGTTCGTCGTGTTCATCCTTGCCGGGTCGATCATCCCCTGCATGATCGGCGTGAGCATCATCGCGGAGGAGTGGAAGGAACGCTACGACCTCCGGCACACCAAGACCGTGGAGGGCGGCGAGTGAGCGTTTTTCAGGACCCCATCGTGGTGGCCGCAGCCATCGGAGGCGTGGTAGCCATCGTCGGCACCGTAGCCACTCTGGTGGGCGTGTTGTCCCAGTCGTCCACCGCACGCAAGAACGCGACCGAGGCGCGGCTGGACGCCCGCATGGATGCCGTGATCGAGCGGCAGGATAGCCAGATCAGGGCAGCCGAGGAGTCCGCGAAGGCGGCCACCGCCGCCGCCGCCGAGGCGCACCAGCTCGCAACCGAGGTCAAGGCCACCGCCACCCGTCACATGCGGGCTGTGGGTAGCATCTTCCGCTCGATCCACGATCAGGTGCAGTGGCCGGACGGCCGTGGCCCACTCCTGAATCCGCGCGACATCGCGGACCTGGAAGACACCGAGGCCCTGCCGCCCACCTGGGTCCGTCGCACCCCGGTGTAAGCTGGCCGCCATGGAAAAGGTGCAGAGCGATCAGCGCGTGCTCGTGGTGAACGGGTACCCCCAGCCGGACGGGAGCACCCTGGAGGTGCCCAACGACGGCGTACCCACCCAGGTGGCCAACCCGGGGCGTGCCACGCTGCGCACCGCCCTGGCCGTCCTGGTCGGCCTCGTGGCCGCCCTCCCCACCCTGAACGCGACCTTGGCCGCGCTCCAGGCGTACCTCTCCGAGCAGGCCCAGGTGGTCATCCCCGCATGGGTCTGGCTGGTCGTGAACGGGACCGCCGCGGTGCTCCTGTTCATCTCCGGCCTGGTGACTCGCCTGCTCGCCGTCCCGGGTGTCAACGAGTGGGTCAAGACCCACCTTCCGGCACTCGCCGCCATACCCCTGGTGTCTCCCCAGCGCTAGGTAGCTGCATCCCCAGGCAGCACATGAGGCCCCAACCGTTCGCGGCTGGGGCCTCATGGCGTCTCTCGCGGCCTTTCAGTCGTCCTGGGTACTCCGGGAGCCTCCCGGCCGTTCTAGGCCCTCAGATCGGCGCTGGGCGTATCTGGCTCGGCGTCGGGCATTCCGAGCGTCCCGGAGGACCTTGGCCTTGGCCCTCTCCAGGGCCGCCTGGCGCGCTCCGTCCGAGGCGTTGCAGCTCATGCACGCCGGGCGGATGTTGCCCTGGACGTACCGGCCGCCCTTCCGCCCCGGCTTGGGGTAGCGGTCACGGGTGATCTCCGAGAAGAACAGACGACGCCCGCAGAACGCGCACGGCGCGGTGATGCCATCCCCGAATGTGCCGAGCAGCCAGACGTTGAGCGCCCGCCGAACCTCGGCGCTGGGGACGTCGTTCTTGTTCGAGCCGCGGTTCTCGCGGCGCGGGGCACCCACCTACCAGTCCAGGTTGCGCTCGCGGTGGGCCTGGATGCCGCGGTCCACCTCGGCCTCCCATGCCGCCACGTCCGTATCGGGCGGGTCGATGGTGCCGGAGCCGCCGCACCAGGCGCACTCCTCCAGCTCGCCGTCGCCGTCCCGAACCTCTCCAGTCCCGTAGCACTCGGGGCACGTCTCCATCACGCCACCCCCGTGGCGTCGATCTCATCCTGAACGAGCAGGGCGGCCTCGGCCATCGTGTCGGCGCGGCGCACCGCATCCCGGACCGCCAGGAGGATGCGGCGGCGCTCGCGCAGCTCCTCGGCGTGCAGCTCGCGCCTGATCTCCTCGCGCCAGTGGTTCAGTCCCAGCGCGGTCACGGCCTCATCCTGCATCTGGCGGACGGCCTGGCGGATCAGCTCGCGGGCCGCCTCACCGTTCGACTGGGCGGCCAGCATGTCGTCCAGGTGGACCTTGCGGCCGATGAACAGGGACACGTCGTAACCCGTCATCATGGTGGACAGGTCGCGCTCGGTCTCCACCTTGAGGCCCGGCGCGTAGTCCGGCATCTCGATGGCGGGCTGGGTCGTCCGCGGGTAGATGTCGCTCACCTGGGTGCCCCGTCCGCGTCGAGGTCGGCGTGCGCCTTGGCGGGGTCCATGTAGGCCGCGAGGATCGGGCGCACCCACGAGGGGTCCCCGAGGTTCCACAGGGCATAGCGCTCGGCGGCGGCCACTCCGGCGTCGTGGTTCACGATGGCGAACCCCTGCGCCCCGAGCATGTCGGCCGGGGCGTCCTTCACGCGCTCGCCGTTGTCGGCGGGGATCGCGACCTGCTCGCCCTCAGCGACGGAACGCCAGACGATGCGCGGCGAGCCGTTCGACCCCTCACGCTTGAGCACCTGGCCGTCGTCGCCGCGGGCCTTGGTCACCCAGCCGGTGAGCACCAGCTCATTGCGGCGGGAGCGGATGCCGGACGAGGTGAACCGCTCGCCGGGGTGGCGCTGGCGCAGGTAGTCCTCCAGCTCCTCATCGGTGAGGGGGCCGCACGTCGCGAGCGCGTCGCGGATGCGGCCGTAGAGCACGCCGGACTTGGCGGGCGTCTGGAGCAGCGCCGCGTCCCAGGAGGTGTCCTGGCCGTTCCGCTGCACCTTGGTCTTGGTGTCACTGGTCATGTGCGTGGTCCTTTCGAGGTGGCGACCCCCGACCCCGGGGGGTGGGGCCGGGGGCCATGTGGACAGGCTACACCATCCACGGTTTAGTTGTGAACTACTTTCGGCGGCGCGCCTTCGCGCGAGCACGACGGGCGGCCCGGTTGGTGTACCGGGTGGGGGCGAACTGGGCGGCCATCTCCTGGGGCGTCACGACCCGCAGGGCCTTGGTCCGCAGGAGCCAGTCGAACATCTCGGCGTCGTCCTCATCCCCGAGCGCGCGGGCGGCGTCCACGGTCGCCTGGGTCGCCATGAGCGGGTCCTGGCGCATCTTGGGGCTGATCTCGGGGATGCCCCGGACGATGGCCAGCAGGTCCTCGGCGGCGGTCATAGCTGGAACTCCACGGGGCGCACAGTCCGGCGCTGGACCTCCGCGATGAGCAGGCCGTAGGCGTTCGGCCCCCACCCCCCGATCTCGGGGGCGTGCTCGTGCCGGTCCTCCTCGGTGACCATGCGCGGAATCGAGCCGTCCGGGTCGTTCTCCACCTCGGCGGCGATGCGCTCGGCGGCGCACTCGAAGTCATTGAGCATGTCGCGGACGACCTCGGCCAGCCGGTCCGGCACGTCGGCCTCACGGCGGGGGTTCTCGTACTTCCACACGTTGTTGACGTGGAAGCCGACCCGGGCGGCGACGAACTCGGCCGAGACGCCCAGTGAGTCGCGCGCGGTGCGCAGCTCGCCGGGACTCATCGCCGGACTCCTCGGGCGCGGGGGCGCGGGGACAGCGGCATCTTGCCGTTGGCGCGGGCGTGGTTGTCCACGATGTTGTTGGCGGCCAGGTTGGCCACCATGCCGGTGATGATGACGGCGGGGACGATCCCGCCCCAGATCACCGCCAGGATGCCAGGGGTATCCATGTGGGTCCTCTCTCGGGGTGTGTTGTTCACACCGTACACCGATCACGGTTTGCATCCAAACCGTGATGGGTGTAGGGTCTCCACATGACCAAGACACACACCGAAACCCGCCACCCGTTCGGGGAGGTCCGAGTGGCCGCCGCCGACCTTCGCCAGGGCGACACCATCCACCACTGGAGCAGCCGCGGGGGCAACTGGACGGTGACCTACACCGACCTGGAGTTGTGCCCCTACATCACCCTCCGGTCCGACATGGGCGCAACCCGCCGCATGACCGCCGAGCAGATCGACGCCAAGGGCGCGTGGCTCCGCACGAGGGCCGAGGCGTGAACGCCCGCGACCGGCGCGGCCTGCGCCTCGGCCTCCTGGTCATCGTCCTGGCGTCGGTGGCCCTGGCCATCATGAGCTGGACCCCCTGGCCCCTCGGCGGCCTCATCGTCCCCGCGGCCGCCCTCTGGATGATCCGCCCCCGAGCATGAGAAAGGCCCGGGACCAATGGACCCGGGCCGCTCCTCCGAAAGGTGCAGGGAACCACCCCTGCCGCACACGCACCATCACCATACACCGAAAGGCATACACGCATGAATCTCCCCGGCATCACCATCCTGGACAGCGGCGAGGATCGAGAGGAGTGGCTGGACGCCCGAACCCCGTTCCTGACCGCCACTCAGGTGGCCGCCATCGCCGGTAGCCACCCCTACTCCAAGCTCATCGACGTCTGGAACGAGAAGACCGATCCCGACCACCAGCGCGAGGAGCGCACCAACGCCTGGCTGGAGGAGCGCGCCGCGTTCGGCTCCGCCTCGGAACCCGAGATCATCGAGTGGGCCAGTCAGCAGGATGTTACGGGCGGCCCCCGTAACCCGTTCATCCCCAACAAGGCGCTGATGACTCGGGATGACCTCCTGGAGGAGTTCGACATGCTCCCCCCGGCGTCCACCCCGGACGCCTACAAGTACGCCCGGACCGGCGTCCTCGTGCTCCTGGAGTGCAAGGCCACCGAGTCCGACTGGCGCGCCACCGGCCTCCCCCAGCACATCTACGACCAGTGCGTGTGGCAGCTCTACACGACCGG